TCTATCTTCGGGGTCGACTGTCGGAATCACTTTGACCGAAGGCAAGTTGGCCTCAAACCAATTAGTAACGTCATCTGCAAATGGTCAGATTGGTCAACGTTATACCCTGCCTGCGGTAGGAGTCGTACCGACATCAGTACGTGTGTTTGTAGCAGAAGGTGGAGCAGCAGCAACTGAGTGGGTGCGCACTGCCAACGTAAACACGTTACCTCCAAACACTGCAGGCTTCAGCGTATACGTGAACACGGATGAAACCGTTGAGATTGTATTCGGCAACCGTCTGAGCGGCAAGATCCCAGCAGTGGGGTCAACAATTACTGCCACCTATGCAACCTGTTCGGGAGCAGCAGGCAACGTACCCGCTAACACGGTCACCTCTTTTGCGTCAGTCACACCCACTGGGCTATCGCTGGGTACGAGTAGTGCGTTCTCATCCGGTGCTGACACCGAGTCCATTGAGTCAATAAAAAGGTCGCTCAAAGCAACGGTACGAACGCAAGAACGTGCCGTCACGATTCAAGACTTTGCGGACTACGCCAACCTAACCACGGGCGTGTACCGTGCCGTTGCCTCGTACACGGCCTCAGCGGGGGCTTCAGCAGGGGTGGTCACCCTGCACGCCATGCCGTACACCAGCAACTTCACGTCGTACAGCGGGGCGTCGGTCCCGGTACCAACCCAGGTGCAGACGGACCTGGTGACCACCATTCAGCCAGTGGCGCTTCTTGGTGTGACGGTTGCTGCCGCCACGAGCGTCTTGTTGTGCAGGGCAAACCTTACTGCGGTAGTCAACGTGCTTCCCAACTACGTGGCCACCACGGTGGTAGACAACGTGACTAACGCCTTGAACGGATTGTTTGAACTAGACCAACTGAACTTTGGTACAGAAGTGCGAATTGGCGACATCTATCGAACTATTCTCGGAGTGTCGGGTGTTGACTATGTAACCATATCGACTTATCAAATTGTTGACCCCAACAACGGTAATGCTGTAGTTGCGACGTTTGCAACGTCATTTCCAACGCGCTTTCTATGCAAAGGATCGTTTAACATCACTTCTTCCGGTGGGATAACGTCGGCATAACATGGCACGCGCTTCCTTTGTACTCAGAAGTGAATCCACCGATAAGGGTTCCTACCTGGCATACCCCCCTGCGTCTGCTTCCGCTGGGCTGGCTGAGCGCACCGATGACGACACCTATCTCAAGGCAGACGATTTTCAAGTCGTCACGGCGATCACCACTGTGGTGCCCGGTGGCAACCAGTGGTCTGCTGTTGGTTTCTTCAACGTGGAACCTATTGAGTACGACCGAATGCGCATCAGTTGGGGCATACCACTTGCCACATCGGTAACAGCCATCACGCAGCCTGTGCAGGCGCTCATCGTGTACTCACCACAGGGCGAACCCGCCACTGTCAATGAAGGGTTTGCGCTGGTAGAGACCACATCAACTGATGGTGAGTTCTACCACGATGTGACCCCAGGAGAGTGGGCGTACTACACGGTGTTCATCAAGTACCAGGACAACGGCGGCACACTGTACTACGAGCCTGCCGCAGCGCTGTCGGCTCTGGCACCAAAGAACTACGGTAGTTCAGACGCTATGTACAGCAGGATTCCTGCCTACTATAGGCTACAGGATGACTACTTAAACGCAGGAGATGGTGGACCTCTCTATAAGTACCTGTCTCTTATTGGGTGGGACGTAGACAGGTTCAAGACCCTGCTTGATTACATGATCTCATGTAAAGATCCGCAGGTAGCCAACAGCCAAACACTAGACCTGCTGGCTAGCGATCTAGGGGTAGACCTCACCAGTGAAGAACTGGGTGCTGCCAGGCTGCGTGCTCTACTGAATGACATCGGATACCTGCGCCGCTCCAATGGCACCGCCACCACCTTGTTGTCCACCGTATCTGCCCTTACCGGGTCAATCGTTACCCAAAGCGGCACTAACATACGGATTCAACCTCAACGTGTTAACTACGTTTGGAACCCCACGCTCACCAGCGTGGGGACTCTCGGTGCGGATGGTGGCTTGCCTGATTCTTCCTATTCAGAATCAATTGATGGTGGCGTTCCTAACTCTGCGTCAACACCGGCGGCTTGGGGGTCCAACACCCCGTACGGGGAACCTCCAAACAACCGTCCCGTTGACGGTGGTAGTCCAAGCACGTCGTTTGTAGGGTCTGGTGTTTGGTTCTACACCCCTGTTGGCGTGACGGAAGTACTCCGAACAACAAGCGCATCAGTACCCGTTGTCGCTGGTGACACACTGTACTTCTCTTGTCACAGTACAGGACAAGACGCCATCAACAGTTTCGCCCTGGAGTACCTCCAAGGGACCAACCGAGTTGTTATCGGTAACGAGGTTACAACTCCGCAGACCTCGGGTACCCGTAAGTACTGGCGGCTAAACGTGCCCTCTGACTTCACAGCCACGCTGCCTACCGTGTCCTCGGTGACGGGGGCAACTACTACAGCGGTGACGATTACATTCTCCTCCCCACACGGCATCTCATCGGGGTTGGTCAACAACGGACTACGGGTGTCGTTCGCCGGATTTAGTGGCGGTGCCGCTTCGGTGGCTACCAACTGGGCCACCACCGTGCCTGTAGCCAGCGTCACCAGCAATACCATGACGGTCACGTTCCCCAGCGGCCCTGGTGTGCCTTCAACCTTGGGCACCGTAGCCTCTACGGCTATCTTGGCGGCTATCAAAGTGGTGTACACCCCACCGGGAACTTCCACTCAAGACCCTAAGTCGGTGCTTGGGGGTTCCCTTCTGTTGGAGAAGAACTACATCGGATCGTACTTTGATGGAAGCACACGGCGAGGTGGTGTGGTCCGTCAAGGTGGGTCAATCTTCGACCACCGTTGGCTCCAACCCGCCAACCCCAATAACTCATTCTCTATCTACACCGAGAACTATCAGAAGACACGCTTTGTTACAACGCGTCTCCTCCAGACTATGCTTCCGGTTACCAACGTGGTACCCATCGGTACTACGCTGTTCAGCAACCGAACTGCAACGTACACGGGCAGTTCCCCACGTAACCTAGTTTGGGATTACATTCCCAACTACTCATAACATGAGGTTTCATGATCATCTGTGCACTGGCTGTCTACAAGTTGGCCCAGATTTTGGACTCCCTAATGCCCAAAGAGGCGATGCCCTGGGTGAAACTCCTGGTAGTAACCGCCTTATCGTATGGGGCAACATTCCTAATGGGATTAGAAAACCCGTTGATTTCAGGACTCTCCGTGGCTACACTCGCTGGTGTCGTCCATACCTTGCTTCGGTTAATGACCCTGCTAGGTGACCGGGCGCAGAAGCAAACCCGCTAAAGGAGAGCCACCATGTATGGAATCTTGGGAGCAGGATCTGCTCCAGCAAAAGTCATCGTCGCGTCCCTGCAAGACTTGGGTCACGACAGCCACTACGTCATCCCGTGGTACGGAGATGTGACGCCAGGCCTAGAGGCAGTCTATGACTGGGTGTTGGACCACAACATCCAGTTCACCCTGGTGCAGAACCCCGATGGCAAGAAAGCCCCGTCTGTGCTGCGCACCATGTGCGAGACCCTACATGACAGTCAAGATGTGAATGCATCCATCGTCAAGATGCTCATACCTGCGTACGGACATGCACTCATCCTTTGGGATGACAAGAACGAAGATGCGTCGTTTGTGGTTGCTACCCAGGCAATCGAAGCGGGGCTTCCCACGTTGGAACTCACCAACGGGTTGGTGCCTATCGTGTTCGATGACCAAGAGCAATCATCTGAGTCAGTTGCCGATGAGGCTGACATCATGGTGGAAGGTGATTCCGATGAGAGCACTACTCCTTGGGATCGGGACACGTTGGAGAACATGCCAGCCGCCGTGGTGAAGCGCATGGCCCAGAGTGCTGGTGCTACCACCAAAACCAAAGAGGAAGCCATCAAGGCAATCCTTGGTGAAGATGAAGAAGACCCCACCGCAAAGTGGGTGCCCGCCCCTGTGCCAGAGCGAGAGAACATCAACGAAGAGTTCGCACTGGTAGATGCAGCACCTGCTGACAGCCCTGCAGAGGAAGCCCCATACAAGATCACCGTTGAGATGTACGGGGGTCGGCAGATGTCGTTCTACGGCACCAACAGCATTCTGAAAAAGATGCTGGATGTAGTTGCATCCGAGTTGATCAGTCAGTAGTGTGAGTAGCACCACGGGAAACCCGTGGTAGACGAGCCGGAAAGTCCGGTAAACGTTGACACACACAGCACACAGCCATGGTTTGTTCCCCTCAAACCAATGAAAGAGGCCCCCTTGCGGGGGCCTCTTTCAGTTATCACTTCTTCTTTGCTGGGGCCTTCTTCTTGCTATCCGAAGCCTTGGCGTTCTTTGGACCCTTACCGAAACCGGGGTCCTTTGGGTTGGACAGGCTGCAACCGCACTTCTTACACATTATGTACCTCCCTTCTTTTTCTTGGAGGCATTCATGTTGTCAACAAGGTTGGGGTAAGGCCTACCGGCCTTCTTGGCTGCCGCCTTAGCGGATGCCTTCTGAGAGGGGGTCAACTTCTTATCCTTCTTTGAAGGGTCTTTGGTATCCCACACCTTCTTGTCAGCCATCAACAATCCCAGGCGCGCAACGACTTGTTGATACGACTGTTGGGATCGTTGGCAGTTTTGCTGCTCGTGTTCTTCTTCTTCATACCCTCCATGCGGGCGCAGAACGACTCACGACGAGCGGCAGACTTCTTTGACTTGGCAGCCTCTTCCTTCTTCACAGGGGGCTTCAAGTTGCTACCAGGGTTGGCCTTCTCATAGGACTTACGCCCCTTCTCGTTAAGGCCACCCTTAGGGTCTTTGCCTTCTTTACGCTGCCAGGCTTCTGACTTAGCCATAGTGGTCTCCTTAATGTTTAGTATTTGTTAGTTTGGATTCAAATTTGACTGATTACGATAAACCCATCTGGCGTAAACCTCATCGCGACGCGCCGACCGAGGTATGTAATCAGGGTTATCCATTTGGTGCTTGTGCAATTGCATAATGGTTGCATCAACATACTCATCTTCGCTACTGAACTGCGCGGGGTTAAGGTGGCGGGGCGGATCTTTCATTTAGCTCCTAATACAGAAAAGACCGTGAGTCTTATGGCTAGTTTACACTAACCAACGGACTCACGGCCTGATCTGCGTTGCCCACCGGGCACCACCACTGGAGAACCACCAACCAGTGGTTGCTTCAACCATACCGCCAAGAAATCCTCACCCACAACCCTGGGGGGAGTTGTGGGGCCGAATTACTAGGTGCTACAGTCCAAGGTCCCGGTGACTGGGGTCACGTGGGACAACAGGAGGTACCGATGATCATACACGACGAGCACGGGGTACGCAACCCATTAGAGCAAAAAGGTTATGAGGTACAATGAGCGTGCGCGTCATGACCTGGGTGTGGGACCAGGACCTACCTCCCAACTTGAAAATCGTGTTGCTCGCGATAGCGGACCACAGTAACGATCAAGGCTGTGAGGCCTACCCATCGCAAGACACCCTGAGCAACAAGACGGGATACACCGTGCGCCAGGTGCGCCGGATCATCGACCAACTTGTGGAGGTGGGGTTGTTGGAGGTGTCAAAGGCGTGCTTGCCGGGTCGTCGGGGCGACCGCCAACCGAACCTGTACCAGATCAACATGGCCACCCCGGTGCTCACCCGACGCTCCACCAGTGAGACAAATGTCACACAAAAGGAGGCCTGGCCAGCCACCAACGGGCGGACATCTTGGCACCAACGGGCGGACATTTGGGACACTCACGGGCGGACATCCATGTCCTCCTATCCATCCATAGAACCATCCATAGAAACATCCAAGTTATACCTACTTCCTACGGAAGTAGGTGTGGGCCTTGCGGCCCACCTGGGAAATGGGAGTGCAACCGTGATTCTTGGCCAGGACCCAGATGACCAACCCACCGAGGTGGAGGCCCCAGCCAAACGGCCTGGGTCAGATCTGGTGGGGCTGGTGGGGCACTTCGTGCGGCACCCAGCCATCGTGATGTCACGGAGGTATTCACAGCAGGACACGATGATCCTCCGCAAGAGTGTGAAGTCATTGCTGGATGCTGGAGTTACCCGCTCCACGGTGGTGGCCATGATCGACAAGTTCTATGCCACTGACCGGTTCCGCACAGCGGAGCGCCCAGTGCTGTTGTTCAGCAAGAAAGACCTGCAACAGGAGTTGCTTGTTGCGGTGAATGGCTCTACAGTCGAATCCAACCCTGTACTGGCCCTGCTTCAGCAGGAGTTCCACCGGCCCCCCGGCTTGGAACTACCCTGGTCATCAGAGTTGGATGCAGTACTCCGTCGTATTGTGATGCGGCACTGCTTCGATGCCTGTTACCGATACCCAGAACTGGTTGCTGCTTTGATCTCTCACTTCGCTGATGACTTTCACAACGTGCAGTTTCCACAGTCGCTTGAAACACTTGACACCCTGCTTTCCAAAACTGCTGATGAGCATGACACAGACGACCTGCAACCCTACGTTGACACCCTCGCATCAATCATTACCTTGCCCAAAGAATTAATGAAACCCTCTCTAAAGACACTTCGCAAAGACGCTGATACGATAGAAGAAGCAATCTACGCTTATCGGAGGTCTTCCAATGTTCGCAGATGATGATCAACCGATGGTAATGCTGGGGTTTGGCTCTATGGATGATCTCATCCACTTCATCAACTGGGTGAACAACACGTTTGATGACCCCGAAGAACTCAAAGCGTACTTTGAAGATCAGTACGGCCACGGGTATGACAGTGATAACGATTGCACCCGCTCCGCAGCGGACAGCAAAGCACCGAACGACTTTGAGTTCTGGGACATTGTAAAGAACTCGTTCAAGAACCACCACGAGGAATCCAATGACGACCTTCATAACACCGACTGACTGGAAGTCAGCAACATGGTGGCAAAACCGA